GTAGATGGATCGGTTGTTGCCACAGGTACAGCGGGCAGTATGGTGTTTCACACATTTACACAAGTGCATGATGGCGGGATTGGCTTTTGGATTAAAGACAATGGTCTTAGTGAGATTGTTTCTTGCTTTACTTACTATAATGATTACGGATATGTCGCAACAGGCGGCGGTAAGATTCGTGCATTAAACGGAAATAACAGTTATGGTACTTACGGCGCATTAAGTGCTGGATTTGCATCAGACGAAGTGCCACTAAGTGGATATATGTATGGTGATACTGTAGAATACACAGCAAGTACGTTAACCACACCAGACGGATTTACAGTTGGAGATGTAATTACATACGGAAGCGATGCATCCGTAGCAATTACCAGTGTATCAAATGAACAACAATGTACGATTGTAACAAGTGGTGCTCACGGACTAGCAGAAGGCGATCCGATTGCATTTGGTGGTGTTAGTCCTGTAGCATGGCAACAACTACTAGGTAGTCATAGTACAGCAAGCATGTACAACAGAACTTGGTATGCAGATGTTGTTGATTCAACAACTTTTAGAATATGTACCAATTCAGACTTAACAACCTACTTTGACACAAGAAGTGTAGCAGGCTGGGGAATTGTTACCGAAACAATCAGTGATGCTACTCGTGCTAATCCTGTGGTTGTAACAATGTCAGGGCATGGATATTCAAACGGTGATCTAGTACAGAATATAAGTAGTATTGCTGGAATGACACAGTTGAACGGAAACAGTTATTATGCAAACAATGTTACAGCTAATACAGTTGAACTATACAGTGATGCAGGATTAACAACTACACTAGACGGTACAGGATATACTGCGTATACTAGTGGTGGTACTGCTGAAAGAGTATTAACAGGTACTGCATTTGGCGGAGGCAACATACTTTCATTTAAAATAACTGCTGAAGTAGCTAATATTCAAACAAACTTAAATCCAGCAACCAAACACAGACTGGTATTAAACGAACTACAAAAAGGATATACAGGACAAACGTTTAAAGTTCATGTACAAAATACAGGAGACGGAAACAAATATTGGTTTGATGGACAAGAACTTCCGTCACTTAAATTAGATACAAAACATAGAATGTATATCTTCGAACAAAATGATATAACAAATAATGGACACCCACTTTACTTTAGTACTACACCTGACGGAACACATGGCGGCGGCGCAGAATATAATCCTACTAAAGATGCCGCAACAGGTCTTAGTGGTAATGCTGTTGAATATTACTTGGATGGCGTTAAACAAGCATCACTAGCAGACTATAACACTGGATTTAATGCCGCAACTAGTAGAGAAGTTTGGGTTGTAGGTGCTACAGCTGACTTATATGTAGCATGTGTGAATCATCCTGGTATGGGAGGTACAACACCTTATACCACTAGTGACGCAACTTATGAAGCTTCAACTGGTATTGCAGTATTAACTATTGGAACACACAGTTTAGTAGCAGGCGACTTTGTACATCTTGGAACTGATAGTTTAACATTTACATGCTCGCAAGATTCAAATGCAACAAACCATACATATCCTAGAAATACTGACCCTGCAAATACAAGTTGGTATGTAAAAATAATTGATGTAGGACTAACTACAATTACAGTAAATGTTGGAGTTTCTCCTAGTGGACAGCAATATACTCATAGTTTTGTAAGTGCTACTTCTAACAATGTGCAAGCATATACATCAAATATCTTAATTGATTATACAACTACAACACAACATGATACTACAGATGCATTTAGAGAAAGATTTTTTGGTATATATAGATACCCATTTGCAAATAACACAACTATTACTGCACAAGACGGTCAAAGTGCTACGCTATTAACTGTAGATGCAAACCAAGGACAGTTTGGATTTGCACTAGTATTAGCAGGACTACCAGAAATACCTAGAGCAGGTGCTAGTATTGAGTTTATAACTAATACAACATATAATCCTGCAGATAATGCAGATATTACAACAGATGCTAATTATGGTGCTGATACATTAACATACATTATTACAGCGGTAAGTGGATATACGCAAACACAAGATCCGACACTTAAAGGTACTTGTACAGTTACACTAGCTACAGAAAAACAAAATACTAGTGCAACATATTATGGACAAAAGTTTAAAATTAGATACAAATATAGCCAAGTACGATTAACAGGACATGACTTTTTGAGTATTGGTACAGGTGGTAGATCAACTACCAATTATCCTGGAGAACCAACACAAGCGGCGTCACAAGGTAACGAAGTTACAGAGACTTATCCAGGTCGTGTTTACTATGTAAGTACAGACCAAGATGGTAACTTTAGAGTTGGTAGTTACTTCAGAGTTGACCAAGCTACAGGTAGAGCTACATTGGATGCTAGTGCATTTGATCTAGCAGGTCTTACAAGTTTGAGATTGGGTAGTATCGGTGCTCAGTTAGGTGAATCAATTAACGAATTTAGTAGTGACGGTACACTTAGTGGAAACAGTAACTTGTCTGTTCCAACAGAACAAGCTGTCAAAACTTATGTAGATTCAAAGACTGGTACAAACATTGACACAGTTGGTACGATAACCAGTGGTACACTAGGTGATGGAGCCGCGATAGGTACTGTCACAACAAGTTTAGGTAGTGATGCAACAGGAGATGTTTTCTATAGAAATGCAGGCGGTAAACTTACAAGACTAGGAATTGGTAATGCCGCTGAATCATTGACTGTATCTGCTGGTGGAATACCAGAATGGGCGGCGGCTTCAGGTGGATATTCATATGAAGTTAAGAGTACAAGTTTTACTGCGGCAAGCGGGAGTGCATATCTAGTAGATACTTCATCTGCAGTCACTGTAACATTGCCAGCTAGTCCGAGTGCAGGAGACTTTTTAATGATTATTGACGGCACTGGCACAGCTGATTCAAATAATATTACAGTAGCCAGAAACGGTAGTGTTATACACCGCAAAGATGATGATATGGAAATCGATTTTGGTGAAACTTCACTAGAGCTTGTTTATATGGATGCTGACAACGGTTGGGTTATTACGAATCTAGTATAAATGATAAATAAATGTAATAAAGAAAAGGTTTAAAAAATGGCAAGTATAAAAGATTTTTTTGCATCAAGCAGTTCTAATGTTGATACAGTCAGAACTACACATGGAACTTCGGGACAATGTTATCTGTTAGGCTGTGGTAGCTGGTGTTGCATGTGTTTACCAAGTAGTGCAACTACCTGGACTATGGAATCATGGGGACAAGGCGGCGGCGGACCAGGCAACTGTTGTTGTATGTGGGGCTGTCAAGGCGGAGCCGGATCAGACTATGCATATAGTGATTGGTCAAGCTGGAGTTGCGGTACTGCTCAAATGTGGTGTAACTGTACATGCATGTGTTTCTGTTGTTCACCCGGTAACGGAGCACAACCAGGACAGTTTAGTAGAATGAACAACTGTACAGCCAGTTGGTTTGGATGTGTTGGGGGAGGTACCCAAGGATATGGTTGTTGTAACTATGGTGGAACAACAAGTTATCTAGGTGACATAAACAGAGAGCAAAATCCTTATGCCACCAGTAGTGGCGGAGGTGGTTCAAGCGGAACTGCAACAAATATTACAGGACTTGTAAATATTGATTGTGATTGTTGGCATTCTAATTGTACTGCTCAAGGTAATCCATATACAAACTGGGCTTCCCAATCAAGCGGTGGTGGTGGCGGAGGTGGTTCAAACTCCGACGGTTATTATCCACCAACAAGTGTAAACTGTACAAGTGGTATGTTTGTTAACAGTTGTTATAATAATACTAAGTTTTGTGTAAGAGGATCATGTGGATGGTCTAATGCCAGTACGTGTGATGTTAACTGTGTACTAGGTGCTGGCGGATCAAGCTATGGCGGTGGATTTGTTCAGTGTAAATGTAGCCAGCCAGGTAACTGGGCTTATACAGGATGTCCAGGCAAAGCACCAGGAGGTGGAGCATCTAGTTCAGGCGCATGTGGCGGCGGATGTTGCTGTGGTGGCGTTGGTGCAGTAGGCGCTATATTAATGAGTTGGGATAACTAAGATGGCAACAAGTTTTACATATAAAAGTAGAAAAGTTTATCTTTCTACAGCAAATGAAGATAGTGATCTCAAAGATATAACTGGAAGCTATATAGGACCAAACGAAATACTACTTAGTGTAGCAGATGACGGTATCTATCAAATTTCTGAAATTCCAGCTACAGATGCCGATCTTGCTAACAAATCAGACATGGATCTTTATGGAGATGCTGACCCAGCTAACCATAAATGGGTAGTATTATCAAAAGATGATGCAGATCAAATTGTTCTAATGGACATGATTATGAACTGTGCAGGTCATACTGATGAATGGCAAACTGAAGACGTTCACACATGGACATTTGATGATGATACAACGTACAAAATGCAGTATAGAAATCCTGTAAATGACAACACAAGACACACATTTGATATGGATAAAACTACAGTAGATCAAGATACTGGTAAACCTATTTTTGTAAGATTTGAGACATGGATGGAAAATGTTGAAGTTCAACGTGCAAGAGCTGAACAACAAAGGTTGTTCTATACAGAAAAGATGAACAATGCTATTTCAGCTACTACAAAAGCAAATTGGAAAAAAATGGTTGAAGTGTATGAACATATTGAATCAAGTTTGGTTGATACAGTTCCAAATCACAAAATTGAATTTCCAATGCCAGGTGTTGTTTTACAAGGTAAAACATACGCAGATGGTTAATTAAATACTTGACAACAGAAACTTTTCAGTATATCATTATATAAATTGAAAAACTAACGAGGTTTCATGACAAAACGAAATACAGCTTTTTTCCTTAGTGGGGGAGCTGGTAGAATGCTTAGTGCAGTGCCAGCTTTAGAACTTTACGAACAAGAAAATCCAGATGATGACTTTGTAATAGTATGCGAAGGTACTTGGGAAATGTTCAGAGGACATTCTCTACAAAAGAGATGTACCGGACCTGATTTACCACATTTGTTTACTGAAAAAATTAAAAATAGGAACTGTGTAACTACAGAGCCTTACAGAGTGTGGGAATATTACAATCAAGAATGTAGTCTTAGACAAGCATTTGATATACAGATCAATAACAAAGGTGTCAGAGATGTGCCTGTACCTAATTTTTATCTAAGTTCAGACGAAGATGTAAAAGGCTATCATGCAGTTAAAGAAGGTAAAGAAAAAACAGGAAAAGAAAAGGCAATAGTATTACAGCCTTTTGGAAGAAGTTCACAGAATATCAAAGGCTTTGTATATGATGGTGGTGGCCGCAGTTTAGATATTATGGATACGATTGAACTTGTTAAAAAACTTAAAAAAGATTTTTGTGTGTTTATGATGAGTGAACATAAGATGAGTTCAGATGAAAACGAAGATTGGAAAGGTGTTGGACAACCAGACAACATCGACTTGCGTGGTTGGGCAGGTATTATCAATAACTGTGATCATCTAGTTGGCATCGATAGTGCAGGTCAACATATAGCTACTAGTTTAGGTATAAGTACCACAGTACTTTTTGGATCAACTTATCCTATTAATACAAGTTATCCAGACAATTCTAACGTAAAAATTATAGACTTTGATAAAGAAAAAAGAGGATATTCGCCTATTAGAATAGCTCATGACGATACTATTGAAAGACAAAATGATAAATGTTTAAAATTTGAAGACAAATACAGAGACATAAATGAAATAGTTAAAGCTATTAAAACTAAACTTGGAGTTAAAAAATAATGAAAGACATTTGGGTCGCCGGAGTAAATCGAGGACATAATGCTGGTATCTGCTTACTTAAAAATGGTAAGTTAGTTTTTAGTAGTGAAGAAGAGCGTTATAGTAGACAAAAGTATGACGGCGCACCTCTTGGAAGTATAGTTAGATTACAAGAGTATACAGATAAATTAGATAGATTTGGTTTAGGTGGAACGTCACAACTAGTCAGAGGCGCAGAATCTCCATTTGTGGAATACAGTGGAGATAATATGTATCCTGCACTATTGAGAAAGTTAGGACTTTTACCAGGACCTACACAAGCTAATATGGAAGACTACGATCTGAAAGTACCAGGATCTCATCCACAAATAGATGACCATGGATTAGAACATCATAAATGTCATGCTTGGCTAGCTTTTAGTAAAAGTGGTTTCGATACTGCAACTGTGCTTGTTGCAGATGGCGCTGGTTCTTTTTTGCCTATTAGATCAGGTATTGCTTATGAAGCAAAAGGACATGAGGTAACTGGTTGGGAAGTCGAGTCTGTTTTCTTAGGAGATGCAAAAGCTGATGTTCCAATTAAAACTGTGTTTAAAAATATTGGTACTAGAGAAACAGTAGCAGGTTCTTGTTTTAACGCTTTATCATCCGGAGAAGGTTCTCCGTTGTTTATGAGAAATGAACCAGAAGATGGTGAACATGTTGTACTAGTACATGATCGAGCTGGTATAGTGAAAGTTTATGAGGCAATTACTACACTACTTGGGTTTCCAAGTATCGAAGCTGGAAAGTTAATGGGACTTGCGCCTTATGGCAAATCTAATGAAAATATTAGAAGTTTTAGAGATTCTACTAATGATTTTTGGCCCTTGTCAAACAGAATGGCAATTATCCCAACGTATCCTAATTCTGGGCAATTAGGTTATACACATTTTATTCATATTTTACAAGAAATAAAAGATTTTGTAACTTTTGAAGATAGAACCAAATCGGAACTAGGAAGAGATTTTGCATATCATTGTCAAGAAGAAACACAACAGATGATGTTAGATGCTATTTTAAAAGCAGTTGAAACTACAGGTGATAAAAATGTAGTACTTACTGGTGGATATGCATTAAATTGTGTTGCTAATTATTGGTATTTAGATAAACTTAAAGAACACGATATTAACTTATATGTCGAACCAGTTAGTAATGATTCTGGGATCGCAATGGGAAGTGCATTATATACTCATTGGCTAGAAACTAAAGAGTTTGTAAAATTAGAACCAACACTATATTTAGGTGAAAAGTATAATTATACTAATGAAGATATTAACAAAACTGCAATTAAGTATGAAGCACAAGTTAAAGATGCTTCTCAAACAGATGTCGTAAACTTAATTAAAGATAAGAATATTGTAAGTATATTTCAAGGTAGAAGTGAAAACGGTCCACGTGCATTAGGCAATAGAAGTATACTATATGATCCAAGAGATCCAGATGGTAAGGATCATGTAAACAAAGTTAAGAGAAGAGAATACTTTAGACCATTTGCTGGTACTATACTAAAAGAACATGTACATGAATGGTTTGATCTTAAAGGCATGGAAGATACACCACATATGATGTATGCTGTAAATTGCCAACCAGGAGTTGAAGAAAAGATTCCGAGTATTATTCATGTTGATGGCACTTGTAGAATACAAACTGTTACTGAAGAAGAAAATGCTAATTATTATAATTTGATACAGGAATGGTACAAACAAACAGGTTGTCCTGTAATTTTCAATACTAGTTTTAACTTAGGTGGCGAGCCGTTAGTTGAAACACTAGATGATGCTATAAGAACACTGTCGAGCAGTGATATTGAATATTGTTACTTACCAGAGTTTGGTAAACTAATTTATTTGGAAAATAAAGATGACTGACAGTGAAAAGAAAATAGAATTTACTGAAAAAACAGGATCTAGAATCTTAGCAGAATTTAAAAATAATAGATTTGAAGCAGATCCAAGTTTAAAACATAAAGATGAGCGTGGAAATTGGAATTTAAAGAGAGCTGAAGATAAGAGCGGCGATATATGGTTTAATTGGGATCCTGACCATGACTTTAAAGAATATCCAAACAATGTACATCCTTGGCATCCAGATCCAAGTTATCGACATCATCATTGGACTGAAATAGAATTTGATCCAATGGAACCTGGACCACCTTGGGATCAAAGTTATGTACAACCAGATAATGATATATGGCCTGATCAATGGGTAAATAATTGGTGGAGACAATGGGATATTGATAAACACAATTTATCAGATAGAGAGATGTATGACAAATATCCTGAAATGTGTGAAGAATACATAATAGAGGAAGAAGTTGAAGAATACAAACAAAAAATGCTTTATGCATTAGAAAAAGGTTTTATAACATATGAAATTGGCGGTATTAATCCAAATTCTAAATTAGATGAACCAGAGCATTTAACAGGTAGTGATTTAGTGTTTAATCAAAACGCAAACACAGTAAAACTGTATACTCTTACTTTAAGAGATGATATGATACCTGATAGCTCTAATAACCCAACAAACGACTGCTATGGAACAGATCCTCATATCTACGCATTTGATAAGACATCTGATACATGGCACAGATTTAATATAAGGAGGTTACATAACGTGTGGGACACAAGATTTTATAAATTTAATACAGAGCAACATTGGGTAATTAAAAAACTTGCAAATTGGACTGCAAAGTTAGCTTGGAAAGTAAATCCTGAAATATCAAGTAAACCAAAAGAAGTACCTGACGATAATTTAAGGTACTGTGAAGTAACACTTAAACCAGATATAATTCCAAAAGATTTCGAGCAACTTCCACAAGTTTCATACGAAGATAGATGGGATCCACAAGTACAAGTAAACTTATGGGATATGACAAATAAACAAGTATTAACATTACGAATGGACCAAATACATGATTTAACTGTTGATCCTAAACACAGTGAATCTCCTCCTCCAGAAGCTTCGGCCGATCATCCAGATCATCAAAAATGGCTAGAAAAACAGAAAAGTAAAAATGACTCAGCTTGACGGCGTACAAGCAAAAGGTTGGGGCAGAGAACTTATTTGGGCAACCAATGACAAGTACTGTGGTAAACTTATGTTCTTTGATCGCAAAGGTGCGAAATTTAGTATGCACTTTCATAAAGAAAAAGACGAAAGTTGGTATGTACTAAAAGGTAGCTTTACATTACATATTATGAATACAGAAACTGCTGATATACAAACACAAGTACTTAAAACAGGAGACACTTGGCGAAATGAACCCATGTGGCCTCACCAGTTGGTAGCTATGGAAAATGACTGTATTATCATCGAAGTTAGTACACCAGACAGTGTAGAAGATAATTATAGAATTGGAAAAGGAGATAGTCAAAGTGTCTGAGAAACAAATTCCATTGGGACCTTGTCTTTGGGTATTTGGGGATAGTTATGTTTCTGAAGCAAATGCTCATTACAATTATACTAACAGATCTAATTGGGTATGGACTACTCGACTGGCAAAAAAACTTGGTCTTAACAGATCTTGTGTTGTGGCTCAATATGGAGTTAGTAACGAATGGATTATGACTCAGATAAAAGGTTATAGACATCATATAAATCCAGAAGATATTGTAGTAATTGTTAGCAGTGGAATGGGCAGAAGATGGTTCTTTAAACATTCTCCTGAATTGTGTAATTTTGCGAGTTTATGGAACACTGTATTAAATAGAAAAGAGTTTTGGAAACAGGAAAGATGGAAAGGCAAAGGTAAACAAGTTCAAAAAGCAATAGATTATTATCTAACTTACCTAGCAGATGAAAATGATATACTCGACAATACATACATGGAAATGTTCTTGGCATGGTGTTATCAAGCTCAGCAGTGGGGGCAATGGAGAAACATGATTTTACTAGCTGGGTTTGAAGCAATGCCATTACACTCTGGCAATTCAATAGAAGCCAGTCTATTTGATATCGACGGAGACGAAATAGATAAAGATAGTATTAAACACAAACAAAAATTCCTAAATCATTATGATTTTCAAGATCCTAGAATAATGCACCTAAGTAGACCAAATCACGAAATTATGGCACAAAAGCTATATGAAAATATTGTAAATGATACTCCTCTAGACTTTACTACTGGATTTGAAAAAAATCTCTACTTAGACGAAAGCACATGGAAAACTCCTCTTTTATCTGAAGATGAGGTTAACTTCGGTAGTGAAACTATAACTTTACACAACTGGATAGCAGGAAGAGATAAAGATATATTTGCTCAGAAAAATAGTTTTTAAACCTCAGGAAACAAGCACTCTTCAATAAAGTGTTTAATAGCAACAGGATCAAGTCCTAGTGCTTCCATAGCCTTAGGTGTATGTGGATTTTGTTTTTGATAATGACAATATCTGTTTTGCTGATCTTTTATTAAACCTTGGTTATATTGAGCTTTTGTATATTTAGGTAGCTCTTCAAAGTACATGTCTAGGTTATCTAATGCCATAGTAACAACCTGATCCATTTCGTCTGCTTTTACATTGCTTGCGGCTACCATATGTTTGCTGAATATTGCTTGAGCCCACGGAGGTAGTTCACGTTGTTTTTTCCATTCTAAATCTTCTACACAATCTCTAAACAATAAACACATAGGATGATGCCAATCTACTGTAGGGGAATAGTCATGGAAAGCACCAGTAACTTTGTTTTTACCTGCAATAATATCAAACCCATATATAGGTGCATCATTGTCAAAGTTTGGAAACACACATATATGAGTCATATACAACCCTTTTGAATCTCTAGCATCTACACTGTCTATATGAGCTCGTCTAAAATGATCTCCTTTGAATACTCTGTTTAACCAATCAAACTCTGGATCGTCAAAATTTTCTTTGCCTAAACTAGCACATTTTGCAATAATCTTTTGTTCGCAATCAATAAGTTTATCCCATATTTCGCTCATAATACTTCCTCTAATCGTTCTGCAAGATCCGAAATCATTGCGTTGCTGTGCATTGGTGTTGGTGCAAATCTTAAACGTTCTGTGCCTTCTGGCACAGTTGGATAGTTAATTGGCTGTACATAAATGTTGTGATCATTTAGTAATGTATCACTTATTTGTTTACAACGTACAGGATCTCCAACTATAACAGGAACAATATGTGTATCATTTTCTATCATGTTTATGTCTTTGTGTCTTAGTATTTTCTTTAGTCTTGTTGCACGATTTTGATGTTGTTCACGCAGTTCAACTCCATGCTCACTACGCAAATATTTTATACTACTCAATGCTCCTGCACATATAACCGGACTCATGCTGGTGGTAAAAATAAAACCACTTGCTACACTTCTAATTGCATCTATAGCAACATCATCTCCGGTGACATAGCCTCCTTGGCAACCAAATGCTTTGCCCAGTGTACCATTTACAAAGTCTACACGATCCTGTAATCCAAGTAGTTCTAAGTAACCAGCACCAGTAGCGCCATATAATCCAACAGCATGTACCTCATCACAATATGTGATAGCTTGATATTCTTCAGCAAGTGCGACTATATCTTTTAGCTTGCTAGTATAACCGTCCATGCTGTATACACTTTCAAACACAATACAAGCTGTGCCTTGTACTTGGGCTAGTGCTTGCTCTAAGCTATTCATGTCGTTGTGTTCAAATACATGTTTAGGTGCACCACTGTGTCTAATGCCTTGTATAAGACTAGCGTGATTTTTGCTATCACTTACAAATTCAATGTCTTTTACTATTTTACTAAGTGCAATTAGTGTCCATTCATTGGCAACATAAGCACTGGAGTATAACAAAGACGACGGTTTGTTGTGTAATTTCGACAGTTCGTATTCTAATGCAACATGATAATGACTGGTACCTCCGATGTTTCTAGTACCTCCACTGCCTGCTCCGGTTTGATTAAGTGCAGTGTGCATTGCATCTAATACAACTTTGTGTTGACCCATGCCCAGGTAATCATTGCTACACCAGTTAACAATGTTTTTTATATTGTAAGGACCGTAATAGATTGCTTGTGGATATTCTCCGCGTTCTCTGAGTATGTCGTTGAATACTCTGTAATTTCCACTACTCTTTAAGTTGTTTACAATGTCCTGAAATTTGTTTTTGTCTATCATGATATTCTTTATACATTTCTTTATCAACATATGTGTAGGATCCAAACCACGTGCTTATTGTAAAGTATCCCATTTCATTCATTTCTTTGGTAGTTGAGTTACAGTCTTTGATCCATTCTTTGATGTACTTTAACATAATTATATTTATAGTTAATTGTTGACAAGATATATTGTGTGCTATATAATTAAACAAAATAGGAGTGAAGAATGCATATCGTCACAGGTGCGGCTGGATTTATTGGAAGTAATTTAGTTGCTCATTTAAACAAACAAGGACATGAAGATATCTTACTGGTAGATAATCTTTCTATGGATAAAACAAAAAATCTTGCATATTTACGTTTTGAAGATATGATAAGTCCTAGTGAACTATTAGAAGCAAATATAGATAAGAGCGATGTTGTATGGCATATAGGTGCGAATAGTAGTACAAAGGAAACAGATTGGAATAAGATATATTCTAGCAATGTGGCATATACAAGGCAACTAGTAAGCAAATGTAATACAATGGTATTTGCTAGTAGTGCCAGTGTTTATGGAGATAATATTACTACACAAGAGCACCCAGTTAATGAAGCTCCTAAAAATTTATATGCCAGTAGTAAGTTGATTTGTGACAATATTTTTAGAAATACTGTTGGTTGTAAAATACAAAGCTGGAGATTCTTTAATGTGTACGGTAATAGAGAAAGCCACAAACAATCTGTAGGCATGGGAAGTCCATATACAAACTTTATTAAACAAGCGAAAGACACAGGTGTTATAAAAATATTTGAAGGTAGTGAAAAAGTACAGCGTGATTTTGTATGCATTGATGATGTAGTACATGTTATGTATCAGTGTTTACAACACGACGAAAGTTTTATTTGTAATCTTGGTACAAGTACTACATATACATTTGAATACTGGGCAAAGTTAATAGCAAGTCATTACAATGCTACTATTGAATATATACCAATTCCAGATGACCTTAAAGGAATTTATCAAATGTACACATGTAGTGATAACAATCAATTGGATACACTTATTAATCACAACTTTAAATCTCCTGATCAATTTGTAGAGGAAAATTTGTGATTGTAGTAATAGGCGATATTATTATAGATGAATATGTTTATGGCACAAGCACACGGCTTAGTCCAGAAGCACCAGTACCTGTTGTAAAACACGAAAAGACAGAACGTAAATTAGGCGGAGCAGGAAATGTTTACAATAACATAAAAAGCCTTACAGATGATGTAACCCTAATAGGTTATAGAAATGACACTACTGATTGGCCCGTAGAGCTGTTTTGCACACACATGCCACTAAAGCAAAGAATATATGCTGACAAACACTATATTACTAGGATTGATAGAGAACAAACAATAGATAATAGTACATTGTTTGATTATGTTAAAAAACGTGTGCATAACTCTACAGTGGTAATAAGTGATTACAACAAAGGCACTATACAAGATTCGCAACGTTTGATAAAAATACTTAAAGATAATAACTGTTATGTAATTGTCGACCCTAAACAACATTTAGATTTATATACAGGTGCTGATGTAATCAAACCTAATAAAAAAGAATATGAAGAATATAATAATGGTGTTAAAACTGATATGGTTGTAACAATGGGTGCAGATGGCTATATGATAAATGGCGTACACTACCCAACGCAAAAACAAGATGTATATGATGTTACAGGTGCAGGTGATACATTTTTAGCAGTGATGTCATATTTTTTAGACTCGGGTGAAAGTTTAGAGTTTGCCTGTGAGATGGCTAACAAAGGTGCTGGTATAAGTGTACAACACAATGGTGTTTATGTGGTGCATTGGAAAGACTTGGATCCTCGCCCTACAGTTGTGTTTACAAATGGTTGTTTTGATTTGTTACACAGAGGACATGTAGAAATGCTTAAAGCTAGTAAAGCACTCGGAGAGCATCTTGTAGTAGGGTTAAATACTGATTCTAGTGTCAAAAGATTAAAAGGTGACACTAGACCAATCAATAACGAAACTGATAGAAAAGTAGTACTTGAGAGTTTAGATTTTGTCGATGAAGTTATTTTATTTGATGAAGATACACCACAACAATTAATAGAGAGAATACGACCTAACATTATAACCAAAGGTGGTGACTACACTGTTGATACTGTAGTTGGTAACGAGCTAGCTGAAGTTATAATTATACCAACTGTAGAAAATCAAAGCACTACAAATACAATAACCAAACTAAAAGCTGTCTAGCCAATTTGGCAAATCAGTTTGATCTTTTTCACGTTCGTATATAGTTACCAGTTTATCTACAAGTTGTTTATTTGATAATACAACTCTAGCACCTCTGTGTAATGGCTTGGGCCAGCAGTCTATGCTTACCCAACTATATCCACTGCTTTCATAATTACAACTAGGTATAAATTCTTCAAATACTGTTATACAAAACGTATTGTAAGTAAACTTTTTATCATCACTTAGAAAAGTATGTAGTGGGTGTACTTTAGCAATATCGGGTAATGGTCCCATTTCTTCTTTACATTCTCTGAGTAGTGTTTCGATAGGACGTTCTTTTTTCTCAGCTTTGCCTCCCCAAAAACTCCAAGTCAATGGGTGACTACTTCGTTTACTTCTTTGTTGTAGCATGATTCTGCCTGTGTCTAAGGCAAGAAAACAGCAACCGCTTGCTTGTATCATTATAGGTATATTCGCCAAAATCCTGGGTTATAAGTGCCTTCAAATGCATTTACCCACTCTGTGCCGTTGTATTTTAGTCTATCGGCAGTAGTTGTATTTGTTGTATGTTGTACTGTAGATCCATTAACACTTGCATCAAAAACAATATCCCATTGATTTGTTCCTAAGCTGTACTGTACAATATCATGTTTCTTTGCACTACTGCCTAACCAACCTGCTCCGCCTGCAACATCTTCTGTAAGCAAATATCTATCGCCATCTGCCGCCGCAGTAATTGTTCCGTCTCCGGGTTGGTTAGCTTGTGGATTAACCACTGCATCAACAGCTTGTACTGTATTAGCGGGGAAGGTTGAAGTATCCATAGTAATGTCAAGTAAATTAGGATTTCCTTGATTTACTTTTATGTTGCCAATTATGTCTCCGCTTGTGTCTCCTGGATTGTCTGTTTGCTTTAATCTCAGTTGACTTATATCGTCTCTAAATTCTCCAAAAGGTTTAAAAATATCTTCCCAAATCAATAGACCATTAGCATTACTGTTAGTACCACTTTCACTCAATAATTGTGCAGAACCATTGCCACTAGCGTCCATTGTAAAACGCATTTTGAAATTATCTAGTGTAACAACTTTATAACTTGTAAACAATGGAACATAACTTTGACCTGCTCTTAGAGCATCTAAACCTGCTTCGTCTGTGTCGTTTATGTTATCAATTATGGTGTGTATAATAGTTTGTTTTTGTACTTTAGCAGGTGGGTTAATCAACACAGGCATATTAAATGTCATTGTACTGATATCAATAATATCATCTACTCCGCTGGGTATTGCTCTCATACTCCAAGTGCTAGCAATGAGTTCTACATAGCTTAGTGTACTCCAATCAAGTGGATTATTACTGGTGTGTATATTCAGTGTAGGATTAAACAACACTAGTATTTGTTCTAGTAGCTGTAATTTTTGTTCTGTATTTGATGTCCATACATCTACTTGCATTGTTAAATTGTAAGGAACAGGTTGATGTCTTTTTATACTATAAGCTCGACCTTTTTCATTTTCATATGCTCCGGTTATCTCATTAAATTTCTTTTCGTAAACTGGTACAGTTTCTTCATATGAACCAAGTGTTCTTCTGTCGGGTGCAGTTTCTAGTCCTGTTACATGACAACTAATAAATGGAGTAGTTTGTACCATGTTTTCTGAATTTTCTCTTACAATGTGTGCCGCCATTCTACTTACATCACCATAACGTACAGGTGCAGTCTGATATACAACATTTCCAGCACTATCTGTATGCATAGCTACTTGAAATCCAGCAAATATTCTTATAAACTGTTGAATATATCTACGAAGCTGTTTATCGTAAAAGTAAGGTACTGCTGTAAGTTTTGGACTTGTGCTTGCCATTATTTGTTATCCGCTTGTGGTTTTATAACTTCACTAAGTGCAGTTTGTTCTTTTGTTTCTTGGTCATCAACAACTGTCGTGTTTTCGTTAAAAATGTAATTGCTAGCGTTATAAGTTTTATCTGTCCATGTTTGCCCAGTAATATTATCATATAGTCTATGCCATCTGTTACCTCGTCTGGCAAACAATCTATTCGGACTAAAATCTGTTCTAATAAAGTAATCGCCTTCGGCTGGGTTACTCGGAAATTGATCTCCGCTGTTAATACTTTCTCCGTGGCTATATGAGTTGGACTGATTTACAATACCACCACTAGTAGCATCATCATATCCAAACAAATGATCTGTTAAACTAGTGCCAGTTGGATCAGCTTGATCAGCCGCCTCTACAATAGCATTACTAATATTATATTCTGCTTTGTATGTACTAAGATCATTTTTAAGACTTTCGCTATCTTTTCCATCTCCAAGTATATCATAGTATTCTTGACTGTCTGTCAATGGTGATAGTTTAACACGCCATATATGAGGATACCAAGTTTGGCTAAATCCTTCTGCCCCTCGGTTTGTATCATTTACAACATAGTATTTGTTAATTGCTTTTTTATCTGCATTCAACAATAATGCATCTCTAAGATGAGGAAGCTCTAGTACGTCTCCTGGCATTAAACGTCTACCCATTATTTCTACCATTTGATTCATATGGAATGTCATGTATAACATATCGTTACTGAGAAAAAGTCCAAACTGTGTAAGATCAAAATCTGTATCTTGTACATTATAAACGCCACGCATTTCGTAAATGTCAGGATCATATTTGCGATCTCTATTTTCCATAAACAATAAGTCTTGTACTTTTGTTTCGTTTAATATACCTTCAACATTTATAAATTCTCCACTAAGTGGATCTATTTCTCTACCGTCGATGTAATTAGGCTGACTAGGATCGTTTTTATCAGCAGTTACCGCTGGTCCTAAGTATTTGTGTACATGTACACCTGTTCCGCCTACGTCAAACTGTTCACGGATAGTTCTATCCATGTAGTGATAATCGTTAGTTTTGGTCGGTTTATATAGACTTAATCTTGGCATACAGTTATTTATCGTAAATCTATGAGGTTGACAAATAAGTAAAAAGTGTTATGCTATTAAGAAAACTTCAAAGGAAATACTAGTGAAGACAATATTCATATTCTTATTACTGTCAACTGACATGGACATGACATTGGATGCAACGGCTGTGTATGGTCTACAAACATTAGAACAATGTAACTTTATTTTAGAAACAATCAAAGGAGAGTTCAATGCAACAGACGGATACTGTTATGATGATAGCACCGGAGATATAAACACAAAGTTTGGGAACTCGTAGATTTACAAGGTTGACAAATCGTATATAATCGTATATAATCGTATATAGACACAGAAACATTTTGAGGAGACTCTTATGGCTAGAGTGAATAAAATTACAGGTCGAGCAGTTAAAAAGAAAACGCCACTAAAGCGTATTAGTAAGCGTGGATTGCAAGCACCTGGATTTGAAGGATGGGAAAATTTATCTGGTGATAAGTTCCATAGGCTAAAACGTCATAATAATGATTTCTGGTATATGAACTACAAACATAATGAAAATATAGAACATTTGTTTACCTGGATGAAACAAAATGATTACACTAGATCAGATATCTCAAATGCAAAGAAAGCCGCTAAACATGAAGGACTAGTAGGTATCTACTGTCGTATGTTATTAGATGGTTGTCCTGATTATAATCCTAAGGAACAGGAATACTGGCAAGCATGTCCTGGCACAGGTGGCGATATTGCTCCTATGACAGATTACATTAAACCTAAAATTACCGAACTTGTAGAAGCAGGAAAACTTATTGTTGAAGAGAAAAAATCTACAACAAAAAATGTATACATACCTAGTATACAAGAACGTTTACAAGAAGCGGCTGAAGAAAAAACAGGTGAATTAGACGAATGGTTAGACAATTGGATGCGTGACCCTAAAAAGAATCCGCTAAAAGATGTACACCCAATTAAAATGTTTAAGAAAAATCAAATTAATCTTGGGCACCTACGTTTTGTAACAAACTGGTATACAGGTAGTTATGAAGAACTGTTAGAACTAGTTGATCTTCCTACACCTAAGAAACGTGACGACATGCAGGAACAACTTGCTGAAGGCTACAGTTCATATAGCAAATCTCAAATTAAAGAACTTGTAGACTTTTATAAGAGACTGTTTGATGCTATTGAAATAATGAAAGCAGAGCAAAAACAAAATCGTGCAGTTCGTAAACCTAAGGTTAAAAGTGCTCAGGAGCTTGTTAAAAAGCTCAAGTTTAAGCCTAGTGATGGAGACTTTGGTATTGCTAGTATTAACCCAAGTGAGATTATTGATGCAACCGCGGTAGTAGTGTTTAATACAAAGAACCGTAAGATAGGCATTTACTATGCAGAAGACCATGCACAGTTTAAAGTTAAAGGAACTACACTGCAACATTTTAGCGAAACTCGAAGTGTACAAAAGACAGTTCGTAAGCCAGATGAAGTACTACCTAGTTGGAAAAAGGTTACTAAACACAAACTAAAAGCACAGTTTGGATATCTCAAAACAACTGAGACAAAAATGAATGGTAGATTTAATTCAGATACTATCATTCTTAAAGCCTTCAAATAAATAGTTATATGAAAGTTTACGAGATAGTCGAAGCACGGGTAGAGCCTGACAAAAAGTTTATGAGTCAGGTTGAGCAAATTCTCGACGACAGTATCGAAGAGTATCAAGACTACCTAGACGATAGCAACGATGTCGACGATATAGACGAACTAGAAGAAATACTTAACTCAAACAATCAAAACAATTTACCTATAGAGTTTTTTGCTGTTGACCAAGAACGTGAAGATCCAAATGAATGGATCAGTGCAGAAGCTGGCATAGACAAAGATGGTAAATTTATGCAAGTGTATTTGTTTACAAAGAATCTTGCAGGCAAGTATGGTCCAAAAACTTTCAAACAAATTGTAATGCGTATGCTTGCACACGAAACTATCCATTGGAATCAGTATACTAAGATTGGTTTGGATAGAGTTAATAAAATGAAAAGTGGTCACCAAAAAGGTACTGAACTAGCAAATAAAACTGGAGATCCTAGAGATTGGATGCGTGAATATTTGCGTGATCCACACGAACTTATGGCATACGGCAGTGACCTTGCTAGCGAAATAAAAGATACTGATAATCCAGAACAAGTGTTAAGAAACCCAGAAGCATATAAAAATGATTTGCCTAGTTATGCTAGGTATAGACAGGTTTTTGAGCCTAATAGTAAAGAGATTAAACAACTGCTCAAGTACACCGCGGATTATTATAACGGATAAATATTAGTATGGCACTTAGAGATGACTTAACAAAAGAAATAGAACTTAGACTTGGTGGTCAAATGGTCGACGTTGAACTTGACCCTGAACACTATTCTCTTTCTATTAATAAAAGTTTTGAAAAATACAGACAACGCAGTGAAAATGCAGTAGAAGAAGCATTTGTAGCTCTTGAACTTACTAGAGAGATCAGCGAATATACATTAGATAATGAAATAATTGAAGTTATGGATGTGTATAGACGCAGTAGTGGAACACTTAATAGTGCTAGCGGTGGAGATATTGAACCGTTCGAAAGTGCATATCTAAACAACTATTTGCTATACAGTGGTAAAGCAGGTGGCATGCAAGTTTATGATGCACTTGCTCAAAATAGAGAACACCTAGGTAAGATGTTTGGAGAAAACTTTACATTTACTTGGAATACAGTAACTAAAAAAATATTGCTACATAGAAAAGTAAAAGCTGATGATACAGTATTTTTACATGTATATAAACATCGTAGTGATGAAGAATTATTACAAGACCCATATTGCTTGCCTTGGATCAAAGAGTTTGCACTAGCACAAGCTAAACTAATGTTAGCTGAAGCACGTGGTAAATTTAATACTATTGCTGGACCACAAGGCGGTACTAGTCTTAATGCTGACGCATTGCGTAATGATGCTCAAATGCAAATAGACAAATTAGAAGACGACCTCAAATACTATGCTGAAGGGCAACAAGGTCTCGGCGTAATTATTGGTTGACTTTTCTTAAAATTTACGCTAAACTGTAAAAAATAACAATTTACGGAGTAGCGTATGATAATTGGTATATGCGGTTTAATCGGCAGTGGTAAAGGAACCGTTGCCGATATTTTAGTAGAAAATCATAACTTCCAAAAACTTAGTTTTGCTGACAAACTTAAAGATGGCGTTGCCAGTGTGTTTGACTGGGATAGAGATATGCTGGAAGGCGACACTGACAGGAGTCGTATATGGCGAGAAAAAGAAGACGAGTTTTGGTCAAATGAAACTGGCATGTCTGTTACTCCAAGATTGATACTACAACTATTTGGTACTGATTGTATGCGTAATGGATTCTATGACGGCATTTGGGTAAGTTTAGTAAAAAAGCAAATACTTGAAAATCCAAATACAAATTGGGTAATACCTGATGTACGTTTTCCTAACGAAATGCGTATGATTGATAATATACAAGGACAAGTATGGCAGGTTCGTAGAGGTGAATTGCCATCATGGTTCTACTCTTATAGAGATCAAGGTATAAAACCCGAAGGTGTACATCCAAGTGAGTGGGCATGGATTGAAAGTAATAGTAGCTTTGATCAGATTGTATGCAATGAAACAAGTTTAGAAGAATTACAAGAAAAGATTGAAAAAATCGTATAAAAAAGGTTGACAGTATGACGTCTTGGTGCTATAGTATATGTATAAGTTAAACAAACAAGGAGACGCAGATGTTTAGAATCCCTAGCTTTTACCAAGAGAATGTAACGTTTGACAATGCATGGAAAACAATTACAAACTTTGG